TCCTGTTTGGTCTGCAAAAGAGTTGGCATATATAGCAACAACAGGCTTTTGCTCTTGACTTAGTTTTATATCTGCTAACTCAGGTACAAGCAAAGCACCTATTTCTGGTTGTTCTATTTTTTTATATGGTGGTAAGTTGTTTTCTAATGGATCAATAAGTATGGCGCAGCTAGAAAGTAAAATTACCAATAGGGAGAGATATTGTAGTTGTGCCATCTGAGTTTGTTATTGTTAGTGTGATTATTCCGTTTACTACTTCATATTTTATAGTGTTGCCCTCTAATGTTAAAGTTCCCTCTGTGCTAGGGTTTTCTCCAAACAAATTTTCTACAAGCTGTCTTGATAGTTGTGCATAAATTCTTGATTCTAAATTTCTAATAAATCTTGCAAGAGTAGTGTTTTCTTTATCTCTTTCTATCTCATCTTGTAATGCTTTTATTTCAGCTTTTAATGTCATCTTACGAGTATATTGCTGATTCTCAATAGTGAGATAATGAGCAGATGTGCCTACGCCAGAAAATGATGGAGACTTAAACTTATGGACCATTTCATCTGACCATAAGGGGTTAGTTAAAATTGCAAGCAAGAAAAATATCATAAATCCTGCTGTAATTCTATATCTTAACAATCTAGCTTCATCAATCTTTTCTTTGGTCATGTCTGTCTGCTTTTGCTATTTTTTCTATATCTATAAGGTTTGGAACACCAAGTAATGTTTTAAGTAAAACATCCTGTCTTATGCTTTGATTGTCCATAGCTCTTACTCTATCTATAAGACTTACAATAATACCATACTGACTATCGAGTTTTGTCGCAACTCTTTCTTCCATAGTATCTAAGGATGTTTGTACTTTTTCTTCAAGTGTGTCTAATTTTGTAATCATGCCATCAATAATCCTATTGATGAGCTTCCAAACAAATACACCAAGACCAAGAGCAGCAGCTATAGGAAAGCCAACCTCAGTAATTAAAGCTACTGCGCTATCCATGTTTATTTATGTTTTTTTATTACTGGAAAATCTGCTGTCAATGAAGCGCCTTTGTGTTTTACAAACTTACCTGTATGCTTCATAAGTTTATAAGTCTTACCATCTTTCATAAAATGATAACCTTTAGGTGCTTTAACTTTCATTTCTTTTTCTTTTTAAGTTTTTTAAAATCAGCAGCAGTTATTTTTTTTCTAGGTTTAGCAACCGCAGCTAATTTTTTTTGTTTTGCTGAATATTTTTTGTATGGCATGATTATTTACCTTTTTTCTTTTTGCCTTTTTTCTTTTTAGGCTTCATTGGTTTACCGTATCCGTATCCTGGCATAATAACTCCTTATTATTTTTTCTTATTTTTTTTTGGTCGCAATAAATCTGCATCTGCTTTTCTTGCGCCACCTTTTCCTGTTGCAAAACTGCGAACACGCCCTGCGGCCCAACCCGCAGCAGACACGCCTGGTCTTGATCCTGAACTGTAATATGCACCAAGGCCTCGCTTGTAAACTTTTCTTAAAGTTGATTTAGAAATACCGCTTGATTTGTGGTACTTGTCAATTACTTCTTCTTTACTTGCCACTTTTAGCCCTCATTTTTGAAATTTTATTCATCATAGCACGTGTCAATTTACCCGCTTTATAAAGTTTAGCTGTTCGTTTAATTTCTGCTTCGCGCTTTTTTTTATTCTTTGCGCCTGAAACATATTTTTTAGGTACACCACCTTTTGTTTTTGCTACTTTTCTAAACTTTCTTACCATTTTTTGCAACTCCAATATCTTGCAGTTAATTTACTAGGCGGATTACTGTCGCATTTATGCCTAGCTCTAAATGATTTTCTTCTAGCTGGTTGGCTTTTCTTAATTTTCATATTTGGATCGCCAAACCTAACTAACTTTACTTGGTCTTTTACTTTAGCTAACACAGCAAACTTTTTTGATTTACCTGGTGTTCGTTTTGGTTTGTTATAACCGCTAAATCTTTCGCCTCTGTAAGTAATCATCCAATTTTAGAGACTAAGTAGTTCCATATATTTTTGAGCCAATTCCATATAGTCAAACATACTGACTTAATGCAATCCCAAATTTTAATTATATATTTGTTCATTAGTGTATTGTCCTTTCTTCAAAAAATATTATTTCAGAGTTTTCGTTAATCTCGCCATTAGACATTACTGACATGATTTGTAGAGCGTGTTCTTTGTTTTTTGCTCTTATGTCTTTACCCAAATAAACTAAATCGCCCTCTAGCACCTCTATATCAAATATTTTGTTGTGGCACATTGTTTGTAAATAATCCCTGAGCTTGATTTTTTGCATTTTGTCTAATAGTTTCTCTGTCTCGCTCCATAATAGCATTTATTTCAGCAATATTTAATTGTGCGCCATATTTAGCTTGTAACTCTAATGCTTTAATGCGTATTTGTGCCTCTTCAATGTCTCTTTGTCTATCATCATCCATGATGATTTTCATTCTATCTGTTTCTGCATCAATAATAGCTTTTTGTGCTAAGTTTTGTGCTTTCATAGCCTCAGCTTGCGCTAATATTTCTTCCGCAGATGGTTTTTGTTGCTCAGGCGATACAGGTGGCATCGGCGGAACTTCAGTATTTATGAATGACTGTGCATCTTGGAAGCCTGCCATTTCTACCATTCTAGTCAAAGTGTTGGCATATTGTTGCAAATTGACCAAAGGATTGTTTGGTCCTAGCGTAGTCATAATTTGCTCTTGTTTTGATGCTAAAGATGACAAGACTTGGAACTTCTCTTCATCAGATGCCTTAGAAATTGCAACATTGATGACTAAATCTTTATCATTGTCCCAATATCTAGGATCTACAGGTATAAATTTGCCGTTTAATCTAAATACATCTTGTGCGTTTTGGTGTTTTATAACTAGATTATTAACTGTTTTAAACATAGTTTTCATACCACCCTCAGCAAAATGTCTGCATATAAGCTCTATTCTGCCAAGCGCACCACTCATAGTAGCAGCTACGGCTGTTTTGGTAGATGATTGTAGGGCATCTGCATTTAATCCTGCGCTTGCCTTAGATACTCCTGTTCTATTTTCTTTTGCTTCATCAAGATAACCTAAAACTGGGAACGCTTCTTTGCCTACAAAAGGGACAGCAAAAGGTTGTACCATGCCTGGCGCTCTCATTCTTATTGGTTGGCCTATGTCTGTGTTTAGAACATCATCAATATTTACCTGTCCCTCAACAACACCCATTCTTGGGAAGATAGCGTGTCCTAATGAGTCTAAAGTATCACGCATAATTTGTGATTTTGCTGCCTGTATTGGTTTTAGGTAGTCTGCTGGACATGAACCAATCGCTGTGTGTGGTTCAGGATCAGGACAGAACATACATATTGGTAAATCATCCCATTGTTCTATGTTTAAAATATGTAAACCATCGCCAGCAGTACATACTCTAATGCGTTCATCTATGCCATCTCCATCAAAATCATAAAATAAATAATGCTCAACATAGTAAACATCTTTACCACCAGCATCGTGTCTGTCTGGATATACCATATTATCAAATGGGTTTCTTGCTTCTTGTTCTTCGTAGCTTTCAGGATCTAGTGAACTACCACCATAGCCTGCATATTGTTCTATCTCTTCTTGGTCATAACCCATAGCTACTAAATCAGATACAGATTTAATCATGCGGTGTGCAACATAACTTGCTTCTTCTAGGTTGCGTGCGTGTCTTGATATTAATACCTCCTCTGGTGGTATTGATTCAATACATACTTGGTCTTTTGGTTTTAATCTGCGTATAACTAAATCATAGCTTACAGGCATTTGCTGTGTAATTTCTTCTTGGGTTACAGGATCAATCGTGGTTATGCTTTCTTCAGTTACAGACTCTTTGACTATTTCAACATTTTTATCAAGTATTAATGCTTGGTAAGATTGTGGGTCAATGTTGGTGTATTCGTGTGTGCTTGCGTGTATGCTGTCATCCCAAAATACTTTGACAAACCCTGTCTTTCTAACTAAGGCATCTTTGAATACATCGTACAAGACTTGGAAGCCAGGATTTTTTTGTTGAATAATGTAATTAATATAATCTGTTTGTTGTTGTGCAAGCTCTATGTCCTCTGGACCTTTTGGCACAAACTCTACAACCTTTTTTGTACCAAAGAATGTTCGCATAATTGATGGCAACATAAACAATACGCTCTCGCGCACATCGGTTGATATAAACTCTGATTGCACACTTGATGTGCTTTCTGGTTCGTTGCCTAAGTAATATTCTGTTGATTCTGCTCTTTCATAACCTACTTGGTGTATAAAGTCTTTTGCATCATCCATTTCAGATTTAAGAGTACCAACTAAGTTCTCCATATCTGTTTCTTCTTGTAGAACTTCTAAAACTTCTTCTTCTTTCATATTTTTTGCCATGTCTTATCCTACTCTGATAATTCTTGATTTTAGTGGTTGTTTGAAATTATAACCCAAAAAGCTCGTACTACCACCAAAACTTGCAGCCGAGCTTGCCATAGTCAAGGCAAACGCATCGGCTTTGTCTGGCGACTTGATGCCACGCTTACGCATTTCATCTTTGCTTTCTATTTTTATTTTACCAGTAGATGTGTATTTATAAAGCGGCGAGGCTAGTTCTGCAACTAAGTCATCATCTTGTGGCAGTCTGCAATCTCTTTGTGCTAGCCAATCTTTGATGGCAAACCATAATTCTGCTCTTAGGTTTAAATAATTTTTTTTAGTCGCTGGCGCTTCCGCTACATTGACTCCGCGCACAGGTAGATTTTGTTCTGCCAATCTATCCACCACGCCCGCGCCCAATCCTATAACATCAATTAATATTTCTTGTGGTTTCTCAATCGCAGTTGCATCATCGTACATATTTTTAATCACACCGCATAACTGCATCAAGTCCATAGATTTAAACGACTGTATGTTAATGACATGGTTTCCTTGTCTGATACAAAGCGCAGAATTATCGCCGCCGTATCTTGCGACATCTAATCCCCAAATAATCGGCTCATTTGCTGCTAATGCTACATCTCTATCTATAGCTGCTTTGATGAGATCCATAGGTATTACAGTATCATCATCTGCCTTTGGAAACTCTCCCATTACCTCCACGCGCGCGACTGTGGAATCTTCGCCGTATTGCTCAATCATTTTTTGGAATAGCTCTTTATCTGTACCCTCGACTGTGCGCGAATCTATTTGCTCGTTTTTCCAAAAAGAGCGCTTAGAGTTGAAGCTATCGTAGAATGGCCCTGTGTTTCGGCGCGGGTTGGAGAAAGTGAACCAATAGCGGTTGCGCGTGGGTTCTGAGAAGAAACCCTCTGACACGCTGTAGATGGGAGCGGGGATACCTGATGCTTCATCCATAATTAAGCATACGCCGTACGAAGAGTGGATGCCTGCAAACGCATCTGGATTCTCCTCGCTCCAAAGTTGTGCTTGCGCGTAGTAATAACCTGTGTCTATTTTAAGATCATTTATTAGCGCATCTTCAAACCATTGTGCAGGTTTTATGGTGGTTGCGGTTTTACTAAACCAATGAGAGTTGATAGATAGTGTTAGCCATTTACCTAATTCCGCCCATGTTCTTGATCTAAGCTGTTGCTCGGTGTTAGCAGTTACAATTATGGTTGAACCAAGTCTGGTAGATAACATCCACAATATAATCCAAGCAACCAATGCAGACTTACCAATACCACGCCCTGAAGCTACAGCTAATCTAAACATTTCTGGTAAGTCGAGCGCGTTATTTCTTTCTATGTGTAGCGCCATTTCTCGCAAAATTTTTTCTTGCCACTTCCTTGGCCCTTTGAAGTCCTCTAGGGGGGTGTCCTTTTGTCCCCAAGGGAACACATATCTAACAAAGTTTACAGGATTATCTTTAATCGGAGCAGACCAAAGCTCTTCCATCAATTCTTTTTCTAGTTTTACACCGTATTTCATAATAAAAATTTAGTTACATAGTTATACATTTATCGCCCCATACATCCGCGCAAAGGGGGGGTAAATGTTATTTTTAGTAGAGAATTGTATATTACTAAAAGGGAGATATAAAAAGTAATATGCACATTTACCCCTGACTTTCTTCCTCGCCCACGCTATCGCTATCATTTCGCGCGTGCGCAATAGCGGTGGGGTTGTGTTCGATGATGCGCGTGCGCGCGTTGGTTAATACATTCTTTAAATCTAAGTTGTGATTAACTTCTTGTCGGTCCGCCCATTCTTTCGGCGCGCGGTTTTTGAGGTAAAAGATTTGCGCGGTTACATTTTTATCTTCAATCGCCGAGCGCATCAGCGCATTTGAGACTTTTTGGACTCCGAGCGCCTCCCCTTTTTTTATAGCTTCTTCTATTTCCCCAAATTCCTTTCTACGGCGGTCAATCGTAGACCACGAAACACCAAGACAACGAGCGATTTGTCCGCTTGTTAAACCTTGTGCGCCTAGTTGTACAATCTTTTCTAATGATTCTTTGTCGTTTAGTAGGATCTTTTTTCTACCTGGCTTTCCCTTTGTCATGCTTTATTTTAAGGTTTTTTTGTGTATATTTGGTAATTAATTGTACTTATTTGAATAAAAGTGTTGAATTATGAGTAATTGTATGCATAATAAGTATTACTAGGTTATGAACCTAGCATTTATGGAGAAGATAATATGAGATACACACTTGAAGTTTGGTTACCAAAGCAAAAGTTTTGGTGGACATCTTACCAAAGCAAAAACATAAATTTGGTACAAAACAAACAAAAGTATTTGCAAGAGCAAGGACATAAAACCAAAATCACTACAGAAGATGCACGAAGATCTATTAATTAGAATATCTATAGCTGGCATGATAATCTGTGCCTGGACAATATATGTAATAAATAATAAGGAGACTTTTTTATTATGAAATCAAAGAACATGAATTATGTAATGGCTGAGTTTGCATACTGTAGTTATTTAAGAGACAACGGACACAACACCGAAATAGAATATCCATGTCCCGAAACATCAACGCAATCATCAGATGGCCAATGGTTATTGGTAAACAAACAAGGCAATAAACTTGCAACAGTTTACACAAATGGCAGAGTTTATTTATGAAGATAGACCGTAGAAGAATACCAAAGCATTTGCGTTATTTATCTGACCGCAAACTCAGAGGATTGTTTCATATATTTAAAAGACCGCTATGAGCAAACAACAAAACCAAATGACCTTGTATCAAATACTAAGTGATGAAGTTGTAGAGTTAGATAAAAACAACCAGATAGACTTTGAGATACAAGAGATAGCTAGAGAAAACAATCTCGACTCAGATGATGACCGAGATGAAATATTAGAAATATACACAGATAGATTGTTTGAAGAAAAATACCATGTCTAAAGGATCACAACCAAGACCACACGACAAGGAAAAGTTTAACGAAAACTTTGACAAGATATTTAACAAAAGGAAAAAGAAAAAGAATGTTAGAAAACCTAATCTTTGATATTAAAGTAGTAGGAATTATATTTATAATTCTTATTTGGTTTACATTTGTAATCAAAGCAATATACTACTTCATTAAAGGT